CGCTGAGTCACCGAGCAGTGGCCGGTGGTGTTCATCAGGTTGACCTGGCGGGCGAGTTCCCGCTCGTTTTCGGTGACGGACTTGAAATCCTCGATTTCCTGGCCGTTGACGGTCAGGGTGCAGCGGTTGATGTATTCCATGATTTGCCCCTCTCGGACCTGTCCGACACATCAGGCAGGTCGGACGATGTTAAAGCAGCAGGTCTATGCGGCCGGCGAAGACATGCAGGCCGTTGACGATATCCACCGGGATCTTGGCGTCGAGCCGGTTGGGGTCTTGAGGGCTTTTCTGCACCACCACACCGTCCGCATTGGCCGCGACGTTCTCGACGATCTCCAGTTCTTCGAGTTTGTAGAGTACGTCGAGAATCTCGGTGCGCACCCGGGGGGGCGTTTTACTGGAGAGCTTGGCCCGGGGGAAGCGCAGCGACACACGCTCTCGGATGGCCTTGCGCACGTAATCCAGGGTGCCGATGGTGGTGAAATCGAGCAGGCTGATATCGTCGACTCCCTGGCCGTCCTGGGTATACGTGGAGATGGCGCGCACGATCTGCACCTTTTCGCCCGGGCCGACCTCCAGGGGGGTGACGCCGTTGTACAGCTCGCTTTCCTGCTCGGTCCGCGACAACCGGTCGGCGATCGACGGGGCGTGAACCCCCTTGAGCACAAGGGTGTTCCAGGGCTTGGCCGGATCCTCTTCAAAGGCGCCGACGGCGGCATAGGCTGCCGCCAGCTCACAAGCCTGGCTGCGGGTACCGCGCAGATGCGGAATACTCACCCGGCCGCTATTGATCTGACCGGCCAGGGTGGTGGCGGCGGCCAGCGCCCCAGTCTGCGCGACAACTCCACGACCCGGCCGTTGTTCCAGCGGGCCGCTGACACTGTCCAGATGATCGCGCAGGGCGGTGACTGCCGTCTGGTCGTGGTAGGGTCCGGCCACGAAGTGGTACTGCTCGCCGAACACAGCGGCCAGGGCCAGGGTGATATCCGGATCGGTGGCCCCTCCGGCCATGGCCACTGTGGTGCCGGTCACTCCCTTCGCACTGATCTCATGGGCGATTCTGACCTGGTTGCCGATGGTGCCTTTGTGCTTCGCCGTGACATTGATCTGGGCCGGATTGCCTCCGTTGACCGCCAAAGTCGCCGGCAGATCGGTGCGTTTGGCCGCTGCGGCCACCAGGGCGGCCGCGATCGCGGCCGCGGTGTCGCCACGGGCAACTCCGACCTCGATTTTATCGTGGCCGATGAACAGTTTGTAGCTGCCGGGCCCGGTGGCCGGACCGCCGATCGTCTCGGTGCCGGCAGCCGCAACCCCGGCGCCGTTATCGTCCAGGGCAACGACGGTCAGGTCCAGATAGGGATTGGCTGTGATTGCCGCGCGCACCATGCGGTGAGCATTACTGCCAGACCCGAAATAAACGGCCGCTTGCGCATCGGAAAAAACCCTGGTCGG